TTGATCCAAGCATCTAACACGATGGGTCAGGAAGCTGCATCTGCTATAAGATTTAAGATACTTACATTCCGTGTTGCTAGGTACAGTGACTATCAGGATATTGCATACTTTAACCAGTCTGGATCTACCAGTAACGTTGGTATGTACTTTGATGGAACTGGTAACTTAGTTACAACTGGTAGTGGAACTGCATCAGTTACATTTAACTTTGGATGGAATGATGATCCAAACGATTACGGTACTGCACTTGGCAACTACTCTATATCTACTCTTGGTATATCATTCGATCAGAACACTAGTACACAAACTGGTAGTGATTCAGCTACTGTAACTGTTACTGGTGGTACAACATATACTTCTGTTGTTACAGGAACTGGTGGTTGGCAAACTACCTTTGCTTCTAACTTTACAGTTAGTCCAGTTTATAAAGTGAGACTTGTTGTTGCTACTGGAGTCTATACTTTCACAGCCAATAATGTTGACGTGGGAACTAATACAACTGGAAATCCTCTTGAGGTTGGTAGTGGTGTTGGTGCTAAGAGATATACTGTGGGTGATGAAGTAGTTGATGCTGGTACTTCAAAGACATATAAGATACAGGTAGAAGAGTACTTTGGTACTGGTACTGGTGGATACCACGTTGAGAACTCTAGTACTGGTGGAGTCAATCAGAAGTTCTGTGTTTGGGATAGTGATGGCACTGACTGTAATGCTTGGGTAGAAGTCGCAAGCATAACACAACAGGGTGCTACATTACAGTTTGGTCCTATTAGTACCAACGAGTCTTATGTTGATGTGTCACCAGCTAGTGTACCAGCAGGTTCAACTTGGAATTGCTCAAGTATTATATGTCATATTGGTTCTTCAACAGGTGAACTATTTGGTAAGGTTACTAACGGTAAGTTTAGAGTTGAGGATATAACTGGTGCTAACAGCGACAATGATTACTATGACTTAACAGTTTCTTGTAACGTTTCTGACTTTACTGGTGCATCTACTAACGCTAACACTGCTGCTACAGGTAACTTCGCAATCCAACTACCAGCTGGAGTGTTTACAACTTCAGATATCAACACATTATGGTCTCCAGCTGACGGAAACCCATAAATGTGATATAATAAACAAGGAAAAAAACTCGGCAAATTTTTTGACCCTTTAAACTTCGTTATGGCAGAGGAAAACAATTTACCACCCATCAAGCCTCTAGAGTTGATGCTTGATGAAAATATAACAAAGGTTGATTTCTCAGACTTCATTGGAGTCTGGGATAATTTTATGCCAGAAAATGTTTGTAATAAGTTCATTGATTGGTATAAAGACCTTAAAAATACAGCAGCTATAACTCAACCTCAGGATGATGGAGGTGTAGGAGATGGTAGGTTTCAATTTAATGATGGTAACTTAGGTAGGTATGATAAACAGATCCTGATTAATCATAATAACTATGACTTGCAGAAATGTACAGTACAGTATATCAGAGCTTGTGTTGACCATTATATCTGGAAATATCGGCAACTTGCAACACAACCATTGATGAGTACTGTGATTAAGTTTCAACATACTCCTCAATCTGGTGGATACCATACGTGGCACTACGAAGCAATGGGTTTATCTTATGCTCACCGTGTATTGACTTGGATGATATATCTAAATGAGGATTTTGAGGGAGGAGAGACAGAGTTTCTTGATCAGACAAGAAGAGTTAAACCTACTACTGGTACAATGCTAATCTGGCCAGCAGGTTTCACGCACACACATAAAGGAAACCTAGTTTTATCAGGTGATAAATACATATTGACAGGATGGTATCTATTAAATGGCTCGTAATTTTGCGGAAGCTGATTTTATCCTCTGGGTTCCCAGAAAAATTATCGGTGGTAGAAATCCAGACGGTACTCAACAGGGATTTGAGATCTCTGATAGTGATTGGACTAATACTGTCCTACCTGCTATCAATGGAGCATTTCACGTAGCTGGTGTGGATGAATTAACAACCATACACTATTGGAAAGCAGATAATCCTGTTGGTGAACCCGTTTGGTACCTTGCAGAGAATCAGGATCTACGTGGTGAGACAGCACTTACTACAAATGATTCATCCAAGGTTGATGAAGCAACGGTTTTATATGAAACTTTATCACCTCTTCGTACACAGTACAAAGAGACGTACGATGCTGAACAACAAGCAGCGTTGGATAAAGCAAACCGTGAAAAGTATTTTGTTGACAATCAAATTCCAGAGAACTTGGGTTCATTGCGTGCAATGAGAACACAACTTCTTAAAGATACTGATTGGGTGATGTTAGAGGATGTATGGGAAACTGCTTCTGGTATGGCACTAGCTAGTGTCCCTGCTGCTGCTAAAGTGAAAGCTAACTGGAAAACCTATAGACAAAGACTTAGAGATCTAGTCGAACAACAGGCAGATCCATATGAGTATGCTAACTTTACTGGTTGGCCAGTCAACCCCGCACACCCTGATTTCGTTCCTTAACTATGTTTTTTCGTTATGAACTTCTGAATGATGTTAATCTTAAACACGTACAAGACTTCTACGACTTCTCCAATTTCAATGATGGTGCACGCACTGGATCTGATGATAAGAGAATTAAGAATAACATTGAAATGCAAGTTGAAACAGCAAATGCTGCTTGGAAGATAATTTGGGATAATTATCAAAAACACGAAATACCTATGTGGCGAATGTTCGTCTGTAACAGCACCACAGCTTTGTTTATTAGGTATACAGAAGGAATGCACTATGGATGGCACTGTGACTCACCATTTATGGCAGGAGGAGTGCGATCTGATTTTAGTACTACAGTATTTTTGAATGATCCTTCAGAATATGAAGGAGGTGAACTTGTATTACAGTATGGTACAGAGACTGTTGAAGTTAAATTACCTGCTGGATGGGCGTTTAGTTATCCTACTGGGACTAAACATATGGTGAGAGAAGTAACATCTGGAGTAAGGGATGTTGCAGTCTTTTGGAGTAAGTCAATGTTCAAATGTCAAGAAGACAGACGAATTGCGACGTATAATTATGAAATAAAACAGGAACTAACCAAACTTTACCCGAATGCAGAGGATCCTGATGATGATCATTATGGTATAACAAGAGGTCTCGACGAACAGTTAAATTCATTGATGCGTTCAAAAGCTTACTAAATAACCCTTAGGGAAAGTACCGTACCATTTTGGAATAATGCAAATAGAGGAAGGCAGAATTATTGTCCAAGTCTCGAAAGAGATAGAGGTCGCTACTGTCATTGAACGTGCAAAGCAACGTTTCACATCACTAGCTAACACACACGACCTGACAAGGTTCAAAACACTATTCCTAGATTTTCCATCAAGGGATCAAAATTTCATCACTATTTTAAAAAGTGACGAATTTCCAGAGGTTATTGGGGCACATTGGGATGCCAAATTAACTATCAAGAAACAAGATTTACAAAACGAAGTCGGAGTAAAGCACGCTGATGCTTTCGAGATGGCAGAAGAGACATATGATATATCAAATCCCCCAGCTGTTAGCCCTAACGATCCCTCACGTGAAGAAGTCGCTACATATTCCTCTACTTCTGGTGACACTGCTTCAGCATTAACTCAACAGATCAAACCATTTTCATATGGTAGTGTCAGACCTTGGAACGGTAGTACTTCTACATTAACATATACAGGTATAGTCAACGTTGGTTCATATGGTCCTAAGTTAGCACTATTATCTGGTGGTACGATATATGAGTCTATAGCATTAGATTATATGCTCCCTAACTTTACTGTTGTCTTCAGTTTAGCAGATGCCAGTAATGCAGGATATAAGTGGTGCTTCTCTACCACACCAGACGGTACAAATAATGGTGGTACAGAGTATACAACAGGTGTAACAAGAGTAGGTACTCCAGGAACTGCTGGTGCTTCTGTAAGTATTGCACTTTCAGCAACCACACCATTAGAATTGTATGTGTATGAGGATACCACACCTACTATGGGTATGTCTGGATCTTACATACCTTCAACAACATATTCATTTAAACTAACTATCTTTAACAAGTGGCATCTACAAAGGATATCACAATCTACAGATGATCTAGGTTATGGTCTCTATTCACTGACTGAAGATGGAGAAAATTCAGATATTTACATCCTTGATACTGGTGTTCGTGGTGCATCCCGTCCAGCTGATACTGCTGGTGCTAATCTACACCCAGAATTATATCACCCAGATTACGTAAGTGATTTTAACGGTGTTGATGAGCAAGCAAACTATCGTGTATATGAGGTACCAGGATATAACTCAGGTATCACATTAAATGGTGAAGCAAATAGTAATGAGGATGACGATGGCCACGGTACTCAGTGTGCTATCTGTGCTGCTGGTAGAACCTTTGGTGTATCTAAGAAGTCACGTATCTTCGCAATGAAGGTATTTAATGAGACTGGTACTGAGTATACCACGTTTGCATCAAGATACATCAATTGTATGCTATCTATTGCTAACCATAACGATTCTACTCACGCAAACTGGAAAGGTAATACCCGTCCAGCAATTGTTAATGCTTCATTAGGTGCTATTATACCTAACAGATACTGGCCATATGTTTATAAGAATGAGCCTGGATTTGATTCTGGTGCTGGTGAGAGTGATACACTCTTCGATGATTATGAGAACTATCTTGTAGAATCTGGTGTTATCTTTGTAAGATCTGCTGGTAATGGATTTACTGATGGCACTTGGGCTGGTACTTATGGTGGATACCAAGGTAAGTACTTAGTAGGTGTTAGGACTGCTGGTCCTAAGGACAACCTACACAATATGGAAATACCTGATGCTAGTGACAAAGGTAAGATTACTGTAGGTGCTACTGCACATAATAATGCTTTCTCTGCATTCTCTAACTACGGTACGATTACTACTAGTGCTCCTGGTGAATCAATTTATTGCCCTAGATGGTATTGGAACAGTGCTACACCATATAACCAGATAAGTTCTTCTTACTATACAAACATTGATGGTACTTCATTCTCTGGTCCTATAACTGCTGGTGTACTAGCACAGTGGGCTACAAAGATGACATACCAACAGGGTGCTACCTATGAAGGTAAACCTCTGCCACAGTTAGCAAAAGAATGGTTACGTAGACCATTAGACTGGGATTATAGTCGTACATATAATGGTGCGTCTGCTTCACCTGTTAGTTATGAATTTGGTGGTGGTAGTGTACAGACATATCCATCCAATACTATTGATGAAATTGTATTCGATGGATTGAATACCACAGTTTCAACTGGTGCAGCTAGTAACGTTATTACATTCAATCTAGGATCAGAGTTTGGTAGATTTAACCCTGTTCTTGGTAATCAAATACAGTTACGTACACCTATTGGTATTATAGCACAAGATATAATCAGTGATGTATGGGTAACATCTGTAGCGTCACCTACTGCTGCATATCACAAAGAAGGTGGACTATTTAACGTTGTTAGTGACAATCATCCAGCTCCAGGTCTTTACGGTGTATTCCCTAAATCTGGAACATCTGGATATGTTTCTAACCTTACATTAAGTCAGCAAGGTTCTGGATACACTATAGCACCTGTTGTTTCATTCTCAGGTGGTGGTGGAGTGGACGCTACTGCGACAGCTCAAATCACACTAACTGGTGGTGGTGTTACAGGTATTAACGTAGATCAGGCTGGTAGTGGATACACAGAGGCACCAACAGTCGAAATTACTGGTGATGGTAATGGTGCAACTGCAACTGCAAACATCTCACTTACTGGTGGTGGAATACAAACTGTTACCGTAACTAATGGTGGTAATGGTTACAACCCATTAAACCTACCAGCCGTTGCCTTCTCAGGTGGTGGTGGAGGTGGTGCTGCTGCAACCGCAGTTGTTACTGACGGTATTGTTACTAGTGTTACTATTACTAATCCAGGTTCAGGATATACACAGGCACCTTCTGTAACTATTGCAGCTGCAAGTCCTCCAGTTCAAGGAACGACATTTGATATTGCTAATATGTTTATATCAGGTGGTGGATCTGTTACAACTGGATCTCTAAACATTGTTAATAATGCATTGACAACTGTTGCAGATAACTTACCACAACCTGCACTGTTTGGTACTTTCCCTAATTCCAACAACCCTTGGTCAATCCTACCTAAGTCTTATAACCACACAGTAACATATCGTGGTGGTAGAAACATTTCTAAAACTGGAGATCCAGACTCTGCTCTGGGTGCTGCTGGTGGATTTGTAGGTCTTTCACTTAATGGTGTTACATTACAAACCTATAACTGGGGTATTAATACTAATCTTCCTGATGGTACTAACTGCCCAACAGGATATAGTTTCGATCAAGTATACAACATCAATGCATTTGGTGGTGATAGTGGCCACGGTACTGTATCCAGTTCTGGTGCATACTACTATACTAGTGGTAAGTTCTTCACTGAACTATGGAAAGGTTCTACAACAACTATGGTAATTACTGTAGTTTCCGTTGCTGGTCAAAACAAATACTTTATTGATGGTACACAGACACCTAACTTACAGTTAACTGAAGGTAATACATATTACTTCGATCAGTCTGATTCTAGTAACATAGGATATCCATTTAAAATATCCGAATCGCAAGATGGTATTCATATTCAAGGTGGTAGTGAGTATGTAACTGGTATTAGATACCAAGGTACTCCTGGTGATAGTCAGGCTGGTACTGGTACTTACATACAGGTACAACCTACTTCACCAAACTTATTCTACTATTGCTCATTATACTCTGGATACGGTGCTGCTGCTTCTGTAACTACATTAACAAATACTTCCGCACTTCCATCCAATACAACTACTGATATTATAAGTGCGACTCATCACTCACCTGTCGTAGGTATTGCTAAGGATGGTTATCCTATCTACGGTCCTGTAGGTTATGATAGTCCTGGATCTACATCAGTTCTAGCTAGAATGCAATCTGGTTGGACATTAAGATCAACACGTACTGGTACACCTTATACTCCTTCAACATATACTTGGGGTGTTACTGCTGACGATAATTTAGATTTCGATTTTACTGGAGAAAGCACTGGATCTGATGTTGTTATCAATGCTAATGTTGGTGACAACCTAGTATTCAATGTTAATGCACAGTATAACACAGGTGGAGGTGGTGGATCCACTCCACAAACTTACAACTTAGTTGTAACTGCTTCAGGTGCTAGTGATTACACCATATCTGGTTCAGACAGGAATGGTAACATCAATGGTGCAGACCCTGCACTAACTTTCTACGAAGGAGATACAGTTAACTTTACAGTCTCTGCTTCTGGACATCCATTCCACTTAAAGACTCAAGCTGGTACTGGTACTGCTAATCAAATACCTGGCGTAAGTAATAATGGTACACAATCTGGTACTGTTACTTGGGTTATTGGTAGTAGTGCTGCTGGTACATATTACTACCAGTGCGAATACCACTCTGGTATGGTTGGAACTATTACTGTTTCAGCTGCTGGTGGTGGCGGTGGATCAACAATCACTCATCCTTTCTGGATTCAGAAAGTCCCAGCTCCTTACAACCCTGCACAGGTAGTAGCTACTGTTGTTAACAATGGTAGTTACAACGCTACTGTATTGTGGAACACAGCAACTGCTGCTGCTGGTACTTACTACTATGTTTGTGAGATGCATCAAGCAATGACAGGTACTATCACCTTGACAGAACCTGTTGGTTTCTCACCAAACGTCAACACATATCCTATGGGATCATTCCTAGAAGACTATGAGTTTACAGATGCAGGTCATTTAGATAATCGTAACGGTAGATTCTGTATCACTCCTGATTATCCAGGTGGTACCTATGCATACTTCTTGACATTTGATAACCAAGCTAATCCTCAATTCCCTTATATTATTGGAAATAGATTCTATGGTGACGCAGTAGAGTACGGTGAAACTGCATCATCAAACCCAGTGTTTGAAGAACCAGCAGCTGCTGGATCATCTATTGGTACACAAACTGGTGTTGTTGATAGTATAACAGTTGACACTCAGGGTATTGGATATACAACTGCAACCGTTAGCTTTACTGGAGGTGGTGGAGCTGGTGCTGAGGCATCTGCAAGTCTATCAGTTCTTGATGGTTATGTTTCTGGACTAAATGTGACTGATGGTGGTAGTGGATACTCAACTGCTCCTACTGTTACCATTGCTGCACCAAACGTAGCTGGTGGTGTACAAGCAACTGCTGTTTCATCTATCGCAATTACTGCTGGTAACCCAAATAGTATTGTTGATCAATCATTCGATCAAGACTTTAACTGGAGAGGTGGTACCAATTATGGTGCTACAACCAATCCTCCTACACAGACACCATTACGTAGCGTTAAACCATATGCTATAACAACAACTGGTGTGTACATATATCATTACAGTAACGAGGCAGGACCAACACCTGGTTGGACATTCAATGATGTTACTAATGAGAACTTAACTGGTGCTGACACATACGGTGGTTATCCTAACAGTCAGAATGTATATGGATACAACTCTAGTAAGTTACTAGAAGCATATCAAACTACTAACGTACGAACTGGTTCAAATTACATTGGTCTAACATATTTTGACTTAGGATATCAGACTATTACTTATGCAACAACTGTTGCTGCTAAGACAGCAGGTAATAGCTACTATAACCAAGGTAGTACTGATTGTTTCTACCTCCAAGAGGCTGGTGGAACTGCACAAGAAGCACCTGCATTAGCATTCACTAGAGGTAACACATACATCTTTAATCAAGATAACTCTTCAAACGATGGACATCCATTGTATATTTCTACCACTGAGGATGGTATACACAATGGTGGTGTTAGATACACTGCTGGTGTAACATACAGACTTAATGGTGTTGCAGTTGATGCTGTTTCATACCTTGCATCATTTGATGCTTCAGTATTGAGATCAATTACTATCGTAGTTCCTCTTGATGCACCTACTACATTATACTATGTTTCTGATGTAGGTATCAAAGAAGGTAAGAGTATAACCACTAACGATAATATTCAAGGTGATTACAGACGACACGCTAATGGACACTCTAAGATCCTAGGTATAGCATTTGATGGTTATCCTATCTACGGACCTTATGGTTATTCTGATGAGATGAATGATAGTAGTTCTGTTATTCGTCTTAAGCCTGGCTATATGTTGAAACTAACAGGTAGAACACCTGATGGATATCTCAACCGTCCTTCTACTATTTCTTATCCATATAAGTCATTCGTTGAAGACTTTGAGTATGCTGGTAACGAGACAGATGATTTGACTACAACATTATCAGTCTCTGTATCTACTGCTGTTAATACTGGTACTGGTGGCCGTTACTTTATTAGTGGTGGTGGACTAGATGGTACTCAAGAGAAACCATCATTCAACTTTAGAAAGGGTAGAAAATATATCTTTAATCTATCTGATGCATCTCTAACTACTCACGCTATGCTCTTCTCCGTTTATGGTGACGGTACATCACAGGGTTGGCACGTTAGTGGACAGAATGCACAGGATGTAAACGCAGTATATACTTCTAATATTGTTTATAAGTTAGAAGATGCGGTAGTAGATTATGCTGCATACGTTGCTGGCTTTGATACTGCAACTTTAAGATCAGTAGAGATTACTCCAGCGAGTGATGCTCCACAATCAATATTCTATTTCTGCTATAACCATAGTAATATGGGTGAGAGGATTATTATTGGTGACCTAGACAAGAGAAATGGTCGCTACTGTAAGACTCCTGACTATCCAAATGGTACCTATGCTTACTTCATCACTGAAGATGAGAATGGAGAACCTGCATTCCCATATGTTATGGGTAGTGAGTACAAGTCAGATCCTATATTCCCTGGTGATACAGCATATGATAGTGATTCATTTGTATATGATGTCGGTGGTGTAGAACTAAATGTTCTACAAAATTCTTGGCATCAAATTACTGATGTAGACACTGCTAACACTAGCTTCCAGATCACAGCAAATGCTGCATCATTTACAGCAATATCATCTGAAACTGGTGGTAATCTATTGAAGGTTGCTAACATTACTGGCACACACCAAGAGGGTGATGGTATCGCTAAATGGCAAGCAATCAATCCTACAACTAACAAGTTATGGTTCCAAACTGAACAGCAAGAAGATGCTGGTGCTGGTGAAGGATCACAGATAATGATCATTCCAGTAGATACAAGTACAGATCATAATGCACCTGATCAACCTACATCAACAACTAGAGGTGTAGTTACACCATACATTGATCTATTAACCACGTGGTACACTCCAGCTGGTTCTCTAGGCACATTTAATATTGGTGAGACAGTTAACGTACAGTTAGGTGTATCATTCCTAAGAACCTATGCTAATGAAACTATAGTTGATAGAGATTATAGTATTAGTTCTTCAGGACCATTTACTACTAGTGGATTGTCATTTGATACAAGCACTGGTGTATTCAGTGGTACCTTAACCAATACAGAAACGCTTGACCTAACACTGATAGTTGAAGAAAATATTTCTGGCCAAACTCAGGAGTATACGATTCAATTAACCAACGTCACAACAACTACTGCTGACCTTGAATTAATTTATGATGTATTATCAAGAAACGTTGATTACAACTCAGTTAACAAGACTCACGGTCAACCAGATGATGACGTAGCTTGGACTACTGGTAACTGGTACTCACGTCCTATGTTCTATAAGTCATTGTCTATGATGTTGACTCAGAGTGCATATGACAACGATAGATTTGAGTATGTACCATTCTGGCAGATCTATGCTGACAAGGGTAGTGGTAGTACTTGGTATAACCTTAACGAGTATGCTAATGCTTCTACTTGTGCATATGAAGATGATGATTTCTTCGATGATAACGTATCCAACAGAAATACACATTACTCATACGTTGAGAGATATGAGGATGTAACAGGACGTGAGATGGGATTTGCTCATCTAGTTCTTAACAAGTGGTGGAAGTATGCTGCTGGCTACTTCCGTTGCAAGATGCGTTTCAGACTTAACTTTGATCTTGTAGCAGTTGGTGCTGACTATCAGGTACAAATTAATGCTGGTGGTTCTACAGTATATGAAGTACCTAAAGGAGCATTCTATCGCTTTGATATTAGTGATGCATCTTGGGCTGGTAAAGTATTAGAATACAGAATAACAGCAACAGGAGCATCATCTACTACTAACGTACGTACTTATGGTACTCCAGGTCAAGCAGGTGCTTGGTCTGAGGTTTATATACCTGAGTCATATAGTGCACCAAGTATCTTCTTTGGACAGTCTGGTGGTACTACATTTGCATCACAGCATTTAGACTTTACTACTACTTACAATGTAATAACAAGTTCTACTGCACAGTTAACAGTTACTAACCTACCAGCATTACCTGCACAGCCAGCATTGACTCTGTATAGTGGTGCTAATTCAATTACTGCTAACCTATTCTCTGCAAATACTGAGTACGGTGGAGAGACACATTATCCAAACACCACTCCTTATCTAACTTCTGGTAAGTCACCTAAGGAAGGTCGTTTCCCTGTTGTCTTGACCTGTACTGACCAAAACATCGAGTACATTTGGTTTAGTAAGTCATTCTCTTATGACACTGCTGCTGGCACCAAGTCATTCGCTTGGAAGTCACAGTATGAGACATATCCTGACTACATTCCTCTAAGTTCTCCACTGTTTAAGTCTAGACAGGATGCAGGTAATAATACTTCTACAGTATATGATTGTAATTTAGAAGGTAATGGAATCTATGTTGGTAACTATGTCAGTACTACTGAAGAGTTCCCACTACGCACAGAGTATGGTGGATATAATATTGAGATACCTATTCAAAACCCATCAGCTTTAGTACCACCTAAGGATGCTTCTGGTAACGTTATGCGTGCTACTGACATCCCTTGTAATGGTATACCAGCTGGTGTGAACGAACCATATTCATTCCAGTTGTATGTTTACAACGGATCATACTCATCACTATCTAATGAGATTAGTGTTATCTCTAACCCTCCTGAACTAGGTATGTGGTGGTATGAGTATTCTAATGGATGGACTGGTACTCTATCTAATGGATACCTACGTCACGATCAGGGATTTGTAGATACTACATTAACCTGTGGTGATTACTTCGGTAATATCTTAGTAAGATCATTTGTTATCGACGTTGCTGGTGCACCATTGAATGCACTACCATACATTGATATTAATACTTTACAGATACAAGACTACTATAAGGGTGCACAGAACTTCACTGTTACTGACAACCAGACACAGGATGTACAGGTATCATACACAATTGATGCTGGTACATTTACTTGGAGGTTACGTATCATTAATGAGTTCCCATATATGGAGACGAAAGATGGTGCTAATAGAACTATCTTCACTCTTAATAATGCTACTCACGCTAATGGTCCTACAGTGGTTAACACTGGTGACTTTAGCACATATACTGGTCAGTTAGCAGCAGCTACTGGACTCTTACGTGAGTGTCCCTTCCGTGGCGACACCAATATCAATATGCCAGTTGACTTCTCAATCAAGAATGATATTCAACCTGCTATCTTCCCTGCACGTGGTACACAGAAGATGTATTCACTATGGGTAGAGTTAGTTGAGTCACCATTCACATTGACTGACTTGATTAACCTTACAGCAGTTGCTGATCCTTGTCAGGATCATACATATGATTTCGCATACACTCAGAACGGTGCTTGCGTCACACCATCTAATGATTACTTCTGTAACTTCATCAAACCATTGAGAGATCGTAATCATCCTGAACAACCTATTGTAGGTATGGACGGTATAGCACAGATCAAGGTAACTGATGGTATCACACCAAGAACACTGGACTTCCAAGTTCCAGCACCTTGGCCAATTCTTTATTCATACTTAGGTGATTGTAACCCTACTTGCTCATAAAATAGACTAAACTAATGGCACTAGTATTCCCACCAGCCTTGGGTAATATCCCTTCACCTAGCTCGTTAACACCTACGATTTTAGGTACTGCATTTTATGCAGTAACGACTGGTGGGGTTGCTCCTGGCACACATCAATCAACTGATTGGCAGATCAATACCTCTAGTGGTTTTGAGTCTGCTACTTTTGTATACAACCAAAATGATACAGTTAATCTAACTAATATAACTGTACCAGCATCAACACTGGCATTGAAGACCACATATTATATGCGTTTCCGTTTCCGTGATACGCTTGGTAATATATCTAACTGGTCTCAGACTGGGGAATTTAATACAGGATTGCAGATTGATAAACCTTCAATCACTATAACTTCTCCAACACAACTACAACCTATCATTTCATCATCTGCATATAGTGGTGTTAATACACACAGCAGAACTGATTGGCAAGTGTCTACGGATTATTATTTCAATACAATAAATCAACAACTGTTAGATTCACCAACATCACTGACTCAGTATTCTGAAGCTAGTGGGTTGTCATACAGTACATTATATTATGTACGTGTAAGATATAAAGATAATCTAGGTCAGTATTCTGAGTGGTCTACACCAGCATCATTCTATACTGATACATCAACCAATGTTAATCCACAGATTGATAGACCATCTATCATCAATCCAGTTGATGCATCAAGTAACTCATCACTAACTCCTACACTGACTGGTGGAGCATTTAGTGGTAGTAATAATGCTACTCACGTGTCATCTACGTGGCAGATAGCACTAGCACCCACATTTGGTAGTAGTTCAACTACTGCACCAGGTGCCACAGGTACTACATCATCACAGATAAGTAATACTAGTGGTTTAGTGTATGAAGCATTAAATGACATTAACAATAAGGTAACTCTTACAATTAATCCTGGTATTCTTGAGGAAGGTAGAACGTATTATGTACGTGTGAGATACCAGTACGTTGATCTACAGAGTGTACAGTGGAATTCAGAATGGTCTGAACCTATCTACTTCACAACTATTGCAGTTCCTGGAGAGATACAGTGTCCATATATCAGTAGTATTACAGAATCTACGATCTATGATAGAATGGACGTAGTGTCCTCAGCATATGTGGCTACACAATCTACTGGACAGTCACATACTTATAGTGATTGGGAAGTAGCAACTGATGCTGGATTTACTAACGTGATCATTGTTGCTACAAATGACAGTGTAAACAAAACTACATTCCCAATTCCAACTGATTCTATCCGTCCATCAACTAACTACTACGTTAGAACAAGATATTATAATGGAAGTATCTGGTCTGCATACTCAGCAGGTTACTTATTCCAGTCTCCTGCAACTTCAACTGGTACTCTACAGGACTTCACAAGAGTCCAGACGGATACGCTTGATGACTTGTCAGTCTCAACTAATAAAATTATTAATTTATCAGTCACAAATGAGAAGTTAGCAGATAATACATTAACATCACAGAAAATATCTATAGGTGGTATAGATGCGTCTGCATCACTAACTGATGACTCTGTGACGGATGATAAGTTAAATAGTGGTACAGGTGTTGAGGCAGTTGTAACTAATACTATTCGTAACTTAAACGTTACAACTGCAAAGTTAGCTGATAATGCAGTAACTTCAGATAAGATAGACATATCTGGTGCTGTGGATCCTGTTGGTCCTATTAATGGACAGATCTTCTACAACACAGCTGAAGATACATTCAAAACATATAATGGTAGTAACTGGAAAGAGTCAGGTGATGCTGGTGATTACTATATCATTCAGAAACCAACTGCATCTCAAACTAACCTAACTGTACTTAAAGCAGGAAGGTCTACCAATGTATCATATTCTGAGTATTCAAACCCACTCAATACTCACCAATTTTTCGCACCAGCTGGTCTGGGATTCGATATAGATAGTAGTGGGCATCTCATCGTCACTGTAAGGTAATGGCAGAATTTTTTATCGACGTAGGTAAGATTAAACTTACTTGGAAAGACCAATGGTCTAGTAGCGTTGACTACGTAGCGGATGATCTTGTTCGACACGACGATGGATCCACCATCAGTACATATATTGCTGTAGCTACCAGTACAAACCAAGTACCATCGACAACAGGTACAGTCAATTCATCTTATTGGCAACTGTTTGCGTCTGGTGGTCTTGCTGGTGGACTACAACCAGGTGGTAATGCTAGTAATCAAATACAGTGGAAGGATGGATTAGCACTAGGTGGTGATTCAACATTTACTTATGATGACACAACAGATTTACTTACAGTTCCTTCAATTTCTGTATCAGGTACAAGTACAACGTATGACGTTGATGTAACTGGTACTATACGTGCCACCCAATACTTTGAGGGTGCTAATCAATTAACATATAATATAGCAGCGACACAGGTAACATCATCTCAATTTGATAATGCTAGATTACCTAATGATATATCAGTTACTAACCTTACAGCATCCACTGGTCTTAATATTAAGACAGGTGGATTGATATTTGACGACACTACAAACCGTGTTGGTATTAATACAGCAGTACCTGGTACTTCTTTTGATGTCAAGGCAACATCAAGTGATGCTGATATAGTAGTTGGTAGGTTTAGAGCAGACCATACTACTGCCAAAGGTACGTACATAGAGGTACAACCCAACAGTGCACAAGCACAGAAGTCTGGTGTACATCTACATAAGAATTCATTACGTACAGAACCATTTACCGTTGAGAATGATGGTGGTGCTGTAACTCTACATAATGCTTCTACAAGTGCACCTAGTATAGATTTAAAATTAAATGGTACTAGTACATTTAACTTAACACCAACTGTATCACATCTCACTGGTGCATTGAGAATTGATGGATGCTTTGATGAATCAGTTACTGCTGTGACTATTAGTGGTACTAACGTATTGACCATAGATGCAACTGTTGCTTCAGTATTTACTGTAACATTAGATAAGGCTATAACCACATATAATGTCACACTTCCTACATCGTCACGTTCAATCACGTTGACGTTCTTGTTTACTAATACAACAGGTTCTTCTCATACTATTAACTGGCCATCTAATACCAAGTGGCCAGGTGGAACGTCACCTACAATGACAACTATACAAAATGCTACTGATATTATATCACTATCTACTGTTGATGGTGGTACTTCGTGGTATGGATTCTTAGGTGGTGCGGAGTTTACGTAATGCCAATAGGATTCGCTAAAGCAATAGTAACTTCAGGTGGTGGTGGTGCTACAACCATAGCAGGCCAAATATATTTTGAGAGCAATGTACAAGCTGCCAACGGAGGAGTAGCTGGTCATTGGTGGACTGTGCCAGATGATGTTTACTCTGTCTGTGTAGTTTGCATAGGTGGTGGTGGATCTGGTGGTGGAGGAGGAGACGGACACTGTGGAGGCGGTGGTGGAGGTCTCACGTGGGGTAATGATATTCCAACGACTCCAGGTGAACAAATTTATATTCAAGTTGGTGCTGGTGGTAGTGGACAGGGTAGAAACTATGACCCTGGTCACGATGGTGGTAGATCATATTTTAGGAACACAAGTACTATCTACGCTGACGGTGGTCGGGGAGGTGGTAATGGAACTAATGGATCAAACCAAACCAATGGCGGTGGTTACGGCGGTACTGGTGGCAGTGGATATGCCTCAGCTGCTCAAGGAGGATCTGGCGGTGCAAATGGCGGTCAAGGAGGTACAAACTACACTGGTAGCCACGGTGACGAAAATGGTGGCGGTGGTGGAGGATGTGCTGGATATACTGCTAATGGATTCCAAGGAGGAAACAATACCAATACTAGCGGAGAATACTGTTCAGCAGGTGGTGGTGGAGTAGGGATGTATGGAGGAACAGGATCAGGTGGTGGAGGTGGAGAACACGGAGCAAGTGGATGGAGATCTGGTGGATTTGGAGCATCGGGTGGTGCTGGAGCAGCACAAGCCTACGGAAACGGTAACCAAGCTGGAAGCGGTGGTAGTTACGGTGGAGGAGGTGGAGGTGGAGAAGAAAGCGATAAGCAAAATGGAGATGGTGCACCAGGCGTTGTAAGAATTATCTGGGGTCCTAATAGAGCATTCCCAAACACTAGCACTAACGATGTGTCTGATGGTACTAGTGGACAAGCAACATATACATCTTCTGGAACCTTCAATTGGACTGCTCCTAGTGGTTGTACCTCTGTATGTGTGGTAGCAGTTGGTGCTGGTGGAAATGAAAACACAGCAGCAGGAGATGGAGGTGGTGGACTTGGATGGAAGAATAATATCTCAGTATCACCAGGTCAACAATATACTGTTAAAGTTGGTGGTCGTATAGGTGGTGCTCAAGGTCACGGTGATGAGTCGTGGTTTATAAACAATAGCACTGTTTGTGGTGAAGGTGGAGATATGGGTGGTAGTATCACAGGTGGCCAAGGTGGAGGGTATACTGGAGACGGCGGTGGAAATGGAGGAAATGGTGGAGCTGCGAATGGAAATAGAGGAGGTGGCGGTGGAGCTGGTGGATATGCTGGAGCAGGTGGAGCTGGTGGAGATGGAATAAATTCTGGGGCAAGTAACGGTAGCGATGGATCTGGTGGCGGTGGAGGAGGAGCTGGCGGTGCTTCTTGGGAAGGCGGTGCTGGAGGGGGCGTTGGTCTTTTAGGTCAAGGTTCTAATGGTCCAGGATGTCCTGGAACATATCAAGGTACTGCTGGTCAGGCATACGCACACTGTGGATGGGGTGGATCTGGTGGTCTACCACAACAATGGGGAACCTTCGTTGGTCTCGGACCTGGTTCAGGTGGAGGTGGAGGTAATGGTATATCTGGATCTATTGGGGCAGTAAGGATAATCTGGGGTCCTGGTAGGGCATTTCCTAGCACAAATACAGGGGATGTGTAAGACTAAATAGGTAAAGAGAACAAGTATCTTCTGAGTTAAATGGCACTCACAATTGATGTTGGTAAGATAAAAATCAAGTGGCAAGGCACGTACGCATCTGGTACTGCCTACGAACCTGATGACGCAGTAAGTTTCTATGATGGAGCTACTACCTCTGCATATATCTGTATAGCTAACAGTACAGGGAACGATCCCTCAAATAACAACACACCACACGCAAGTTGGAATTACTTGGCACGTGGTACAGAGTCAGCCTCAGGTGGTAGTGCTGACGGACAAGTCCAGTATAAAACTGGCACAGGTTTTGGTGGAGAGACAGGGTTCTCATATGATGCTGCAACAGACACACTGACAGCACCTAACGCCACGATAACGGGAAATTTAACGGTACAAGGTACTCAGACTACAGTAGATACAACGAATACTACCATTTCAGATAATACTATTGTTCTCAACTCTGGTGAAACAGGTGCTGGTATTCAACACGCAGATCAAGAGTCTGGTATTGAAATTGAGAGAGGTACTGAACTAAATGCTAAACTAGCATTTAAGGAAGCAAGTGATTACTTCACATTTGAACTTGGTGGTAACCCTGCTAGGTTACACGTACCATCATACTCAGAGAAGGTGCAGAGTGAAAGTATATCATCTGGTAGTGTTCCAATCGACCTTACACAGGCCGCTATTTTTATGGTCACACTCAGTGAGAACATTACTGGTTTCTCTGTAACAGGTGAGCAAGCAGGAGCATCAACAAGTTTTGTACTTGTATTAACACAGGATGGTGTAGGTGGTAGAACAGTTGATCTAACTAATTTTGTAGGTCGTACAGTTAAATGGGCTGGTGGTGTTGTACCAACAGTATCTACTAACCCTAACGCTATTGATATCTTCCTATTCACTACCTTTACAGGTGGTACAATTTACCACGGATTTACATCTGGTCAAGAGTTCTAAACAATGGCATTATTCTCTGGAAAGATGATGGCCTCTGGTGCAGGAGGCAATTTCTACACATTACTAGAAGCTAAGCGTGCTACCTTAAATGACGCTAGTTACCGTAAACCTACTGGAATGTTTGATGTAGCTACATCAAGTTCTGGTGAGGTTTATACTCTTAATGGAGAGAGAAACCCTCTAACTGGTTTATATAACTCAGTTATTGCTAAGATAGGATCCATTGGTGGTGTGTCGTGGCAATATACTATATCATCAGCAAAGAACTGCTACCCTTGTGCACTCGGATGTAATACAACAGATAATAGTGTATACATTGTAATAATGGAGACCACTGATCTTAGTGGTGCAAACAATTATAACGGTAAGAGATCAGACGATACAACTGCTGCTTGGCAAGATGGTACTAACGATGCATCATACCATTTCATTAAGTTCAGTGCATCAGGTACTAGAGTATGGGAGAATGAATATGTTAGTTCAAATGCTACCAACTATCCAGCTGCAATAAGCAAAGTAGAAGGAGGAAATAGTGCACACACATATAGTAACGTATTCTTTAATAGAAGTGTATCCCAAGCAGATGCAGCATTAACAGGTGCACCAGACCTTCAGTTGTTTAGAAATGTAGGCCATCCAGGTAGAAACCCAACAGATAATACTCCTTGGAATCACGTAATTTCTACAAGAGCTAACAATGAAACATATGCTACTCTTGGTGTAGATTGTCAAGATATAAGATCACACGACGTATATTCATTGGATGGTCCTCACTTTGGTGGTAGACCACAGTCAACATCCAACATTGTGATGGATGTACCTAACTTATGCTTCTACGTATTGGTTGCTGGTAATGCTACTGGTACTGATTTATCATTGTCTAGAAGCACAATGCACATCCTTAAGGTACCTTTCACTGGTGTTTCTATCAATGCTAGAGAGATAGTATATCCTGGTAGTTGGGATCAGAATGCTAAGATCACACTGGATAGTGATGGATACCTATGCATACCTTGGACTAGTACAACTAAAGAGCGTAGATATTATAATGCAGCTGGTAGTGTAAGTAATGCTGGTGGTAACCAGTGGTACTATATGTTCTGTGATACAGGAGAAAGTGGTAACCGTGACACTGAGAACCTAGGTGCTTACTTAAGGTATGATTTCAGTCAGTCAAGTGACTTTGAACTAGTACGTTATGGTCAGTCAACTGAAGTTGTGGTACCAAAAGTATGTAAGGTAGAGAAAGAATGGGGTGCTGGTACAACCTATGAGTATGTTACCACTGCTGGACTATCACCTGCATCGTCATCCCAAATGGGTGGCACAGGTATGGGTAGAAGTAATAACTCAGAGTATGGAAAGTTTGGTAGATACCATAACTTTGTAGGACTCCAGAAAGTAACCAAGGCAACAGGTGCATTTGAATGGGTTCGTAACTTCTTTGCTATCCCTAATGACCTTGTTAAGATGGGAGGTGGAGAAGGTTCAGACACTAATAGTCATAGAAGGAGTGTAGGACTACCACAGATATCAGTTTCTGATAGTAGGGTATTTGCCAATGGAATATACTATGTTGGTAATGTAGTGTATCAAACTCAAAAAATACCAACGAGTGCACCATACAGAAATCAGAATAGTTATATTGGATGGGTAGCTAAGGTTAATTTTGATGGATCCATAGACTATATCAGAGAAATTAGAAGTTTAGTAGATAATATTCTAGAGTATACTAATAATAATACAGGAGAGTTCCCTCCATATTATTATAATTCAGAGCAGAACGGTGGTTTACTGTTAGATAGCATCAACTTCGATGCATTCAACAATATGATACTGACTGCACGTCACGTTAGTGATAGTAATGTTGGATCATCTGGTCATTTCGTTGACAATATGGTATTGAAACTACCTCACAATGGTGACTTGATTGGACCAATTGAAGTTAGAGACTTACAACCACCAGTAGGAACTACTGATCTTAGACTCAGGAGATTTACATACACTCCATCATCATTGATTAGATGTTGGGAAGAAACATTGTATGATAGTAATGTAACTGCTAGTCAAACAACTGAACCATATGGACTATTGAGACTATGTACTGGTTGGAACAACTATACAGGTCAGGAAGTAAATCCATCACAGATAGGTCCACAACAAAAGGATGCAACATATCAAGCAACAACTGGTATTAGTCCTCTTAGACTAGCCACGTTAGATAATGGTACATATACTGGTAGATTCTTATGGCAGACACCAACACAGAATCTACAGTTAGATACTACTAGCACTAGAGCGTGGGATAGAGCAGAGCGTCGTAGTTCTCAGAATATCTTTATACAGACACTAGAAGAAACAACTGGTACCAATAAAGTAGTTGAACCTAAGGCATCTTGTCCTGCATATTTGTATGTTGATCAAACAGTTAATACTGACAACGCACAAACAGACTTTGATGCTGCTACCTACACTAAACTGTTAGGTACTGGAGACCTAGAAGACTCAAGGATTAAGAAACAAGAGCATCCTAATGGTATTATTACTATATCACAGTATTGGGATGGAACAGGATTACGCAAACAGATTATCAGCCGTCACGGTCCAACTGGTGGTGTTGAGACTAGAATATATGATACTGGGTACAATACATATCCTAAAGATGTGGTATCAGATGAGGTAGGTAACATATACACAGTTGGTTGGACTGCTGATACAACTGGTAGTAACAACTATGGTGTAGGTTATGTCGTTTGTTATGATAAGAACCTATCATTCCAGTGGGATTATAGATTTACTATTGATGATGCAACATCACTAGGTGATGCAGTTGCTAACTCTCAGTTACATTCTGTAGCAGTGACAATGACCAGTGCTAATACTGCCAAACTATATGTTGGTGGACATTATACATCAATAACATCCACAGTGCCAACACAACACGCAATAGTAACTGCTATTGCTTTAGACATAGCTGGTAGTGGTGCACCTACATTAACCAACACATCGTATACTGGTGCTACTGTTGAAGTTGGTGGAGGTACATCAAACAACGCAGTTGATGGTGTATTTGGTTTAGATGTTAAGCAAACAGACTCAGATGATGGAAATAAATGTTACGTAGGATATGCAGGAGCACTTTATGACACGACAGGATCTACTACTCGTGGAATGTATGGCATTATTGAATATAATGGTACTACACCTAATGTTACATACCAAGGATCTAACTCTTCAGGATATATTATCGGTGATGATCTTAAACTGAATACATTTAGATTTAGAAAGGGAGTTGATGCATACCAAGACACAAATAACTATTCTAGTCAATGGGGTCACACATTCGCAGTTGGTGGAGAAGAAACACAGTCAAGTAAAACTAATGCTGTAGTTGTTATTGCTAATCAGGAACAGAATAGAGGTTCATACCCAGTAATACCATACAATAGTTCTAACTATTGGAATCATCCATTCTCACAGACATCATTTGTTATCAACAACTCTCAAGGTGCTGACATAGTTAAAGATATGCGATGGGGATTCATTGAAGTTCCTGGTGTAGATGCTGCATACTCTGATCTTGGTGGTAGTGTATACAACTATGGTGAACAGAGATTCCATCAAGCAAAATGTTGGGAGGACAGACTATATGTTCTCACATCTATAACTAATCAGTTCTCACAACTTGATAGTTATATTATGGAGATTACATCAGGTCTGTTGGGACACGACATTAGTAATGGTAATGCACCATACAATAAGACACCTGACAAAGCTAACATTACACGTATTGGTAAGATAAGCACATCAGGTATTACTGAACCTGCTGGTATCGTTGTTAATGGTCCTGAGCACAGTACCATAATGACATCATCTACTGCTGCTAACAGTGGTACTCCTAATGATCGTCAGTGTTTGACAATGAAGGTACCAATTGATATGAGTAAGCAAGATGCTAGCTACAGAGAAGTAGGATCGCAGTATGTTTACTGGTCTAAACCAGATACATCGATGGCAATAGTATCTCGTGGCACATTTAACGTGGAGTTTACTACCATTGATCCTAGTACATCATCATACCGTGATGGTACAAGATTCTGGTTTGCAATAGACAGTGCTGTAACTGATCTAGGTGCTTGGAGTGGATCTACTAATATGAGTGACATTAGTGTTGCTGGTACATTCTCTATCGTAACTAAAGACCTACAACAGTTCAAACAGTCTTAAGATAATATAAAATTGAGGTTAAACCTCATAAATATGTGTTAAGATCAACACAACTACGCAGAAACCAATGGGAGCTCATTCATCGCCAACTTTACACGAAACTAATAGGGAAGGTATAGACCTCACTGATTACCGTGATCTGGTGTTGAATCGTGACGAGAGAGGATACCTTAAAGAAATGTTACACACCTACAGACATATGTTTGCAGAGGTGATGACAGCACAGAAATTCAATAGCTGTACTGATACAACAAAGAGACAGCAGTTTCACGAGTTGCAAAAGAATCTAGGAAGTGGTATACTTGAAAAGATCCGTAATGTTGAACGTTGAGAGATACAGTATTATTTGGTGACTGTCGTAAGACACTCAGCACACTCAAAGCACAAATTACAACTGGGATTGCTGAGAAACCACGTATGTGTGTCACCTCACCACCTTACTATGGTCTGAGAGACTATGGTGGTGAAGAGGATCAGATAGGACAAGAGCAATCACCTGAAGAATTTGTACAACAATTAGTAGAAGTATTCAGTAAGGTACGTGATGTACTGACTGATGATGGCACACTATGGTTAAACATAGGTGATAGCTACTATAACTATAGGAAGGATGGTGAGATACCTAAGCAGACATTCTCTCAAAACAGACAAGACTTACCTGTAACAACACCACGTAGATCTAATAAACTTGTAGGATACAAGGATAAGGATCTCATTGGTATACCTTGGATGCTTGCATTTGCACTACGTGCTGATGGATGGTATCTAAGACAAGATATTATATGGCATAAACCTAATCCAATGCCTGAGTCAGTCAAGGATAGGTGTACCAAGTCACACGAGTACATATTCCTATTAAGTAAGAGTAAATACTATCATTATGACAATGAAGCAATTAAAGAACCAGTTAAGCAAGACTGGGGAACAAGAAACAGAACAAATGGTAAGTACCACAATCCAGGAACAGGACTCCAACCGCATACAGGTCTTACAAAATCATATACAAAACGCAATAAACGCTCTGTCTGGTCAGTAAATAAGAAACCATACAAGGGTGCTCACTTCGCTACGTATCCACCTGAGTTGATCCGTCCTTGTATTCTAGCAGGTTCAGAGCGTGGTGACATCATACTTGATCCATTTCTAGGAAGTGGCACAACAGCGATGGTAGCCAAGGATCTAGGTCGTTCGTACATAGGGTGTGAGTTGAACGAGGACTATGCCAGTTTACAAACTGCACGTATTTCCACCATTCCCAACAAACTACCCTTACAATAGTATCACGTTCGCAAGTTTCGCACTTGACCACATCCTCAACTCGTCGTCGTACACGCAAGGCACCTGCTAAGAAGGCAGCACCAGCAGCATCTAAAGCAGTGTTAAATACTACACCAGTAGTAGAGGCACCTAAAGTGACCGAGACACCTAAAGTAGAGGCACCAGTTAAACCACCAGCAGACATCACGAAATTACGTGGGTTTGACTTCGTGGTACTACCTCTCATATTCCTTGAGGCATTTATAGTGAACATTGTACAGAATGCTGGATTCAAAGTTCCAGACCGAGTAGCAGTTCAATAAATGTCACACCCCCTTTACAGGGGGTTTTTTATTGTGTATAATACAGTCTATGAACTTTGAACGCTACGACATCTTTCCAACTCCTGTATTTGAGTTTGATGTGCCACCTGAGATATATGCTCAGTTGTTATCCCTCTGCACCACTGTAGACTGGGATAATGCTGAGACATATGCAGGTGGTTCTTCTAGCTGTAATGTACTAAACTTTCCACAACAAGATGGTATACTATCATACTCTGACTTCACACCATTTCGTGAGTGGGCAGAGGAGAGACTAGAGACCATTAATAGTGGCATACCAGGTAATTATAGCAGTAATGTTAAGATAAATGCTGCTTGGATCAACAGATATAATAAAGGTGATTATAATAGAGCACATAACCATCCGTGGTCATTGTATAGTGGTGTTGTATTCCTAACAGGGAACTCAGGCAATATGGTATTCATAAAGCCTAATCCATACAATGAAGAGGTCTTAAAGATCAGTAATGTGCACGATACTGTGCCATTTCAGTCACAAGGTGGTAAAATGGTCGTGTTTCCCTCGACTCTCAAGCACTTTGTGACTGAGAATCAAAATGAAACAATTCGTTATACTCTAGCATTTAATGCTATGCCTGACAAGGTGGATGATGGACACACTGTCCAGTTTAAAAACTGTCACACAGATGGTTGAGTCGGTACCGATAAGGACTATAATAGGTACATAACACACACAGGAGTTAAAATGAGTCTTGAATCTGTATCTAGTGCTCACGAGATTACAGTTGATGAGTTCGTCTCTGGTAAGGTTACTCAATTGAGTATCGAAGACAGAGTATACGAATGGACTCAGAAACTCGTTGAGTGCTTACAAGCAAATTATGATGGTCAGTCATCATCCTCAAGTACTAAGTTTGAGATCCGTAGAGGACGTAAGTTTCTTAAGATCGTGATGATTAACAATCAAGAGTCTGTTCACGCATTTGTTGACAAGAAGACTGGTGAGGTATACAAAGCAGCATCTTGGAACAAAGCAGCACAGCACGTTAGATATGATCTCCGCATCATTCGCTCACGTATGGACTGCTATCAGCGTGCTGATTGGGCAGGTGGCTATCTTTATATGAGGTAACCATCTATGCACGCTCTAATTGTCCTTTTTTCTTGCATTTTAATTTGCACGATCGTCCTAATCTACACTCTCAACAAATGGAATCCTCATTAAATCAGTTAATTTCCGACCTTTCATACAGTATAGATACACTTGGTATGAAAGATGAGCATATGGAGGAGTTCTTCCCCCTATGTGACGAGCATAAGATAACTCCAAAGTATTTTGCAGAGGAGTTTATGTGCTTATCGATAAGTAATGATCACGGTGCTATACACGAAGATGAATACTTATCACTCGATTCATTCAATGCATACCACGGCATATACTTCGAGGAAGTTGAATGAAATTTAATGTAGGGGATCACGTGAAATGTGGTGATGATGAAGGATTCATCACATTTGTTGGTGACCCCTATTTTACTCTATGCGTTCGTCAATGGCCTGATCCAGGTAAGATGAACGGATATTCACAATGTAATGTACTAATCTATCGTAATGACTGGCCTAAATGTACCATCACACGCAGAGATGATTCATCTTCAACTGCAAGCGATGTTGAGGGAACATAGTTTCCCACCTAATGAACTGTTTTATCTTGGAGAAGAGACAGTAGAAGGAATTAAAGACCATTATTATCTCATAGGAGGACTACACACTGTACCTGCTAGAGATATACAAGACCTTGAGGGCATTGAAGTAGATGACTAAGTACACACCAGAAGAAGCACGTGAGAAGTATCTAGAATGCTTCAAGGGATTGTATGATGTGTGTATAGATCAGGGATGGGGTGACCCATTCTCTTATGCTAGGTCACGTGAAATACATATGGCTATTGCATTAGATCACGATGTGGCAGACACATATAGTGGTGCAGATGCATATGATAAGGGTGAACCAGTAGAATACAAGTCAACGATAGGTAAAGGCATCAATGCTACGTACAATGGTATCAGTGTTAAGGATACGTGGGAGGAGCAAGATGAGTATTTAAGAGAAGAAAAGCTCTTGAAATACGATGATCATTACTATGCACGCTATGAACACGGAGATATAGTAGAGTTGTGGCACCTTAAAGGTCAACAAGTGTATGATTATCTACGTCCTAGACTAGAACAGAAGTATGATAGACTCAAGAAAAGAGCTACTCAACCCGCAGATCCTCGCCTAGGTGATAACATATGTGCATCATACATCAGGAAGTGCGGAAAAGCGATCAAGTGAACCACATTACAAACTGTCACAAGCCCCCCTTTACAGGGGGTTTTTTAATGCTATACTACTAGAGTAGTCAAGGGAATTCAACCCAATGCAAATTCGTAACTCTTCTGGTCAGCAAGCAGATTATTATCCTGTACGCTTACCATTTGGTGAGGTATCATACCGTTACTTGCTAGAGGTTCTATCTCTTAACGGACGTACGGTGAACAAAAGGTTCATCAATACTAACGAGTTGGACAGTGAAGTTCAAGAGCGAGTCAACTTCGGTTGGGACGTGACTGATTTCAACACTATCCCTCAGTTAGGAAATCCTGTTTTAGGGGCTGCATAGCCCTTAAATACTGTATATACTACAGTAGTTGTACAAACCTTCAGTGAAACTTCTTAAAGTGCTGCTTAACAAATCCGAACTCGCCGTCCTTACAGATGCCTTACAACACCTCAGCTCAAGCCAACAATTCACCACAGAAAAACACAGTGGAGTCAAATGTGGTGATCTCTACTCCAAACTTGAAAGAGCTTCCAACCGTCTTGACGATGGATGGTGCAACTCAGAGATATAATGAACTACGTGCAGTAGTTGAACAGTATCTCTCTGTTGAAGGTTCATCTGACGTTGAATCGGAGGTTAAGCACGCACTCTATGAACTGCAAGATTTCCATAAGACACAATTACATCGTGTTGACGATCTAGTTGGTCGCTTACATCAAGAACAGAACCAACACATATGGCCTGTTGAATCATCCCAATCTGATACTGATGAGTTTGGTGGTGAAGCGTGTTGGTATTATAATGATGATGGAGAGATGGAGTGGGAACATACCTCGGAGGGGTGTTAATGGCAACAAAGAAGAAAAAATGGGAAGTTAATGTACTAGCTAAGATAGACCATAAATTACAATGGACTAAGTTTGTACATAGTTGTGTAGATCCTGCTACCGCAGTTAAATCAGCATACTCCAAGTATCCAGACTTAACAACCATTTTAATTAACCTATCAACTGAACCATTTACACGATGAAAGATCAGCGAACCTTAGACAATAAACCCACATCATATGAGAAGTGGGATCGTGCTAAAGCAATAGTACTTGAGTCATTACACAAACCTGACCCTGCATTACGCTCTTGTGCACATAATCAAGAATGTTATGAGGATGTGGTACAAATACGAGACCAAGTAATAGAGTTAGTATCACGTATGATTAATCCAAGGAAATTTATAGAGGACTAGAAATAGTCCTCTTTTTAATGGTTAATTCTTCTTATAGTATTGCACAACGTTTTCCATAGGTGCAATACATTCTACTTCATCACGTCCTTGTGTCTCTGCATCAATACGTGGTAGTCTACTAGCCCACGTTGTAGCAATATACTTTGTAGATCCTAGTGGTGGATTACCACGGTGCATATGTGTGTAGGATGCTGGAAATATAACTGTAGTTCCTTTCTTTGGTGCAATTCTGATACCTTGATACAAGAACTCAGTTTCACCACCAGCAGGTACATCATTTAAGTATGTAATGAATACAAACTCACGTAGACCAACAAAGAACCCACTATTATCATAGTGCCATCCGTGAAATCCCTCGGATGGATTTGTTATTTGTACCTTAGCAGCACTCATCCAGAAATCATTTGCACCTAATTGACTGAACTCATCAATATAATATTGTGATGCTAGTTTAGACCAACCAGTCAACATAGTATTGCGTAGGTTGGGTGATGTACCCTCAGTAAGAAAGAAGAAGAAGTCTTTACGATTAAATTCACCTGCACCACTACCACTGGCTGTTATTTCAGGTGTTCTTTCGTTTGCAATCTTACGATCCTTGAGACTATCAGCATATCCCATCAATAAATCACAGAACTTATCAGGTGCGTGCTTAGGATACTCACGAATGAATGTATCAATGCCACCTTCAGTGTAATGCTTGATCACCTCACGTCTTTGACCACGTTCATCAGGATCACAGAACTCACGCACCTCTTGATGGTGTGCTCTGTTCTCCATTATTTTAGGATCCAGTTGCTTATCCATTTCCATCTTGTACTCCTCCCATAAAGATAAACTCCTTGGCTGATGTGTGTGATGTGAACTCCTTTATTATACCACTATCTGTGCGAACATACCACTTTCCATTTCGCTCTGTTATTAAATGAGCAAACATAGCATTCTCGTAGTCCTCTAGCGACACATTGTCACAGTTTTTACATCCCATTTTTATAGCCACGCTAACGTATATTATAACATTAAAAAACCCCTCTGTCGAGGGGTTTCGTGGGCGGTATGTTAACTGGACTAACTTACTGTAGCATTCTACTGCAACGTCGTGCAGTGTACGTATCATCACCAGCTTCAATTATACACTCGTAATAGTTATTGAGATGATTGTCCACTTCGTAGACAGACTCAGTTGATTCTTTCCAATCTGCTAATTGATTACTGCTGATGACGTTGTGATTTAACATAAATGTTTAACCTCTAAGTGAATGATCCTCATAACAAGGAAGTTTGGATTCATTGAACCTCGCTCATTCTACTACTATTTATGTCCTGGATCCCTGTTACACACTAGTTTCTTAACCATCTGTAAACGAGTATTTATACCGAGGTTTACACATCCCCACCCGTATGGTATAATAACATATCTTCGACTTTATTATGAAAAATGAACACCAGATAAAGACTCAGTGGTACTATTGGTTTTGGGCTGTGTGTGCGGTTGCGGTCGTCGGCGGTCAGGTCTATGTTGGTAGTGGCTACCGTCATATGTCACAAGAACTGATAAACACATTTCAATCATCCTGTACTCAACCTAAATAATCTACCTTTGGTATAACACAATGAAAGAAGTTGAATCCTATGAAAAGTTGTTAGCTCGCTTCACGAAGAGACAAACACAACTTGAAATGAGACAAGTGGAACT